TCATCATTGACAAACAGTACATCATCATTGACAAACAGTACATCATCACTATCTTATTAGTTAGTGAAGAACATCTCCGTTTGTAAAAAGTACTAAAGTGTGTACGCAAAAACAGTACTTCAAAATTTACACACTTCTTCTTTTGCAAAAAAAAACATCTTCTTCTTTGTTGATAGTACAGTACATCATCATTGACAAACAGTACATCATCATTGACAAACAGTACATCATCATTGACAAACAGTACATCATCATTGACAAACAGTACATCATCATTGACAAACAGTACATCATCATTGACAAACAGTACATCATCACTATCTTATTAGTTAGTGAAGAACATCTCCGTTTGTAAAAAGTACTAAAGTGTGTACGCAAAAACAGTACTTCAAAATTTACACACTTCTTCTTTTGCAAAAAAAAAACATCTTCTTCTTTGTTGATAGTACAGTACTTCTTCACTAACAAACAGTATATCATCACTATCTTATTAGTTAGTGAAGAACATCTCCGTTTGCAAAAAGTACTAAAGTGTGTACACAAAAACAATACTTCAAAATTTACACACTACCTCTTTTTTCCTGATTAAAATCCCGTGTCTAAAAGACTGTAAACGTAAGAAATACACAGTGTATATCTTCATGGTCACCTCAATGATGTTTCTATGGTAACTCTTCATCTTTTAGATACTAGTAGTTACTTCTATGATCAGATAACTATTCAATCTCAACAATATAAAATGATCTTTCCACATGTACCCCTTATGGAGATATCCCATACTTGAATTAACGAATGTTATACACTATTTCCAGATATTAACCGAGAACCATTCTTTGAAAACATCAGTGCTATGTTTGATTCTTTTGGGTTTACAGATATGAGTGAGATTTTTATATCCTACACTCTTATTAGTTTATTGGTTGGTTTAGCTTCAAATTTACCAGTTACCTATTTTTAGTGATATTATTACTTTTCAACAAATAATCACATGGGCTGGTATTGGTAATTGCTTTACCCTATTTCAACGTCAACAGATTATTTTAAATAGTATTGATAATATTACTGGTTCCCCTCCATTAAGAAATCCAAACGTCCACCAGAATAAACTTGTTACTCTTTTTAATTCTTACACAGTTCATACCAATTGCGCGTAACAAGTTTATGCAGGTGAACCTCTGAGGACATCTTGTTGGATACACATACAAATTCATACTCCAATAATTCGAACTCATCAAATTCGAGACATTTGATGACTGAAATATACTTATCACCTCCTTTTCGAAAATAGGGATATAATTTCGGTACTCCAAGTAATAATATCTTCAGTTCCTGACGATAGCTTTTTACCCATTTTTTACTGACCTCCGCAAGATATCCAACTACACTGGTAAAGAATTCCGAAGCTACCATACATGCACCCTGTACATATCCTTCCTCAATGAAGATACACAGTGTTTGAAGTAAATTAGGTTCTAAATTACCTATCCACCACACCTTTATTAAGGGAATTACCAGTGTTTTGTTGATGATATCATCAACAGATAACTGTTTATCAAGTTTAGTGTTTAAAATATATAGATAGTTTATTGAATCATGTAGAGTGTTCAGGAAAATCTCGTCAAAGAATAGAATTCCAGAGATATCCTGATGTGTAAATACCTGTTGTTGTAGAGCGGAAATAATTTCACTAGGGCGGTATCTAATATGCTGATGCATCATCCATTTCAAATAATTGCTTTCCATTTTTGTTATGGTTATTTTTTCAAATAACCAAATGGAAGATCTTACTTTGAATACGCTTAAGACATTAGCAGAGGCTCGACATATTGTACCGGTTAAGAAGACCTGTAACGAATACATTAGGTTGATGTCAAACAGATATGAGACTCCATATGGTATAAATCCATCTGATAATCCTATCGTAATAATCGCTGAGTTATCTATTATTCCTACATATAAACTTCTTGCTACAGCTGAAAAAATGGGGATTGTATTCCCCCAAAACGTGCAAAAAGCACAGATTATAAAAGAGATCATGGATAAACTAGGTATTTCAGATGATAACATTGACAATGACATTAATAGTGTGGAAGCATATTGGGGATTACCTATTCGCCAGTTACAACATATGACTGGAAAGACAACAACTAATCGTATTATTCTAGTAACTACTTTACTTCTAAATCAACATTTAAATGTAATGGAACAAAAAGTTCCATTCATTGGTGATTTTCGTAAAGCAGGTGTTAAAAGACTTTATCACACTCGTCCTCGATCTTTAAAACCTCTTAAATATACCTACACAACTGTAAATCAGCTTGTTGCAGGTGTGGAAAATGGTGTTAATTTGATGGAGTTACTAATTAATGTTCCAGCAATGCCTATGGGTGCATTGCAGAATGCTCAGCAGGCATTGACAGAACTCAAGATGAATTATATACCCCAATCAACTAGTATCAAAGAGATGTATATCGATGCGATCACATATCTTACAGAGCTGGCTAAATATCCACCTGCAAAATGGTGGCCTGTTATTAAGGAATATTTTATAAAGTTAACACCCCTTCAACGTCGTCAAATGGTTCAAAGTTTAGATCTTATTAACTCTGAAGAGGATAATATTGAAACACTTACAGATGCTAACATCAACTTTATTTTAACTCGTGGATTTCCACTCCAGATTATTGACGATAAGTTAATATACCAATCTCTACCTGAGGAGGTATATAACTTGTTAACTACCCGGTATTCTCAACCTCCAGAAACCTATGAAGGTGAACGATCCGTTATGGAATCTATCCTGTTAAATTTAGCAATGGTACCTGATGATAAACTTCGAGATGCGGCAAAGAAATATGGTATTCGATTACCTATTACAAATCCACGTGAGACTCTGTATTCAACAATCTTTTTATATGAATGGATAGATCCTAATCGTGAACCGATATATCAAGCACTGGTCAACAATCCACCCTCTAAGGAGCTCCTGGAAAAATACGATGATTTTGAGCTTATGAGTGTATGGCCTGGATTTAACATTACAGCACCCCAAAATCGCAGACAGCTCTTGAAATCATGTATTAAGGAACTCCAACGAGATCATTATCTTCCATGGGATTGTGACACTGGGCTGGCTTTTGGCACATATCAGGAGCGTGAATGTTTGGATGTGATTGAAATTCCAGCAGATCCTCATTTGCAGTTACAATTAACTCGAACGTGTGCTCGGTTAACGTTTGGTGATGACAAGTTTGAGGTTGTTGAAAATGATACTATCGGATATCTTATTGAAGCATGGGTTTCAGCACCGGTTGAGGATGACAATGATGAACTCCGAACCTATTTGCTAGCAGTCACTGAATTGGCTATGTTAGCGTTTGGTTGGAATGGTATTGGCAGAGTAAATATTGAACAGCAGGATTACAATCAGGATATGGTAGCTGGTGCTTTAAACGCTTTACCGGAAGTTCCGGAGATACTCCAGGAGATGAAACTGGTGAAATATAACAACGATCTTCAAGTTGTTGAAACCGAGACAACCTTCCATGACCTTAAGAACATTCTCAATGTGAATAATATTGGAGGTTATGCTATCTCATTAATCCAAACAAGCTGCTACTACTTTCCCAAGTTAATCGGAGAACTTCCACAGGAAATCAACCCATTTGTTTATTAACCCTTGCAAATAAACCATCTATATTTAGATGGTTACGTAATACTTAACAAGCCGATCGCCGAACGACGATAACCTCATCGCAACAGTCACGACGGTCGCACCCATCCAAGAATATCTTTGTGGTTACGATAGGTATATTACTTCGGGTGAGATAGAGAAATGCTTCATCATCCACATATGCTCTGCTACTTTTACTAATACCACCCAAATTCATCTTCAAAGCATTGCGGTTACAACCATCCTCACATGTGTTGCCAATCCAACGGATACGTGGGTAGTAAACCCCTTGCACATGCAGAAGAATAATTCTTAAGGTGCGTGGTGGAAAGTTACTGTTAATAAGATGACCTTCTTTGTAATACAGGTTTCCGGTGCTTGGATCTACTAAGCGTTCCAACTTCACCGACATTAATAAAATCAACAGGTGTGTATTCAAATACAATTCGTTGAGCTCGATGTTTATTAAAAATAGCTCGCTCAAGACATAATGGGATAGTGCGCACCGGGTTAATAACCTCATATGAGGTTCGAGCTAGATATGAGTGGGCAAATAATTTCTGTTTTGATATAGGTACCATTTACATAAAATTCACGAGATTGTAAGTTCAGATCCAACTTAACACCTCCAGCAATTAAGGATGGATAGTTAGGATATCTTACAACATCGCTACCATCCCATGTGTAATTTTTATAGTCATCGTTTGATGATACAACTGGTGATATTGCGACATTTAATTACAGGAAATAATCTTCTTCACACCAAGTATTACTTTTAAGATATTTAACTTCAAGACCGTTGAAAATAATAAGTGAAATATTAACATTTTTGTTTTTAAATACACATGGAACCTATTACATCCGAAGAAGTGCCTGTAAAAATCTGGTGTATCTCAGATTTCCATTCGGAATTATCAAGTCTTCATAAGGCATTAAAGATTATACGGGGGTTTAGTAAACGTGTGTAGTCATATCCAACGTGTAGAAAGGTTTTGTTTATTCCCGGAGATTTTGGGAACCCCCGGAGTGAAAACCTATTCTCAATGTTTACAACTACTCGCTTCAAGTTTTGATAGTATTGTTGGTGTTGCTGGAAATCATGAATATTATCGTGTGGTATGAGATAAGGTAACTATTGACCATATCGATGAATACTTACATCACCTATATCAGAGGAATAATATTACATTCCTTCAATGTGAGGAAACTTATCTGTTTAATACCTGTGGAGTGATATTGACTCACAAACACCATTGTGAAGGTGCTGTTGGTGATTCCACACCATTTACCGACCTTTAAAGCTATTCACCCTTGCTATCGCTGTTTAAAATGCCGTCAGGAGTCTCTGGAATGTTCACATGATTTTAACACAGGTTACGCATCCAATCTTGACCATTTGGTAGCTAAGACATCTGGTTGGTTTGCGGTCATACACCCCTGGTGTGTATCTCAACCCATATGGATATCCTGGGGAGAGTAAAACCACCAGATGGTTGAACACACCAATATGGTCAAGTAATAAATTGAGTAATTAAATAAATTTTTAAATATTAAATGTGGTTAAATCGTGGGGATTATTTTGAGAACACAGCATGCACCTTATCTGAGGAATGGATACAGGCACGGTGGGGACGTATAACCGGTCATTCCTTGACTCAACTACCCGCTGATGGTAGTAAGATGTTGGAACGATTTACGTTCAATCCAAATGCCTTCGGTATTCGCGAGGAGGAGTCAGCAGTGGAGAAATATGTAGATACCTTTAAGTTATTCAACTGGCGACAGCCTGGATTTGTAATTCCCAACCCACATTCTGAGCGGTATTCATGGCTTCCGGAACATTTACACAAAGCACTGGTGCATATTGGTGGAACTCCAGATGTTATCACGCCTGGCTTAAAGTTAGTGGCAGAGATCAAGTGTAAACAGCCACAGTCCAAATCTATCACAAATATATACCCATCTCATTACACACAATTGATGTTCAATACCGGCTTGATGTCATACACTCGAGGTGATTACTTTGTTGTGCAACCAGATGGAAGTATTTATACCCGTAGATTTTCTTTCGACCCCAAAAAGTATTCTGAACTGGTAATGTCAGCTGTATCCTTCGCACACACTCATTTACAACCGCATGTAACTCGAGGTCGTTTCCAACTTCCTCCAGAGTTGGAAAACTGGTATTGGTCTTAATTTTTAAGCAATAACATCAATCGATGTTATTTAATTAGGTTTTACGGAATCATGTGAACTTTGAAACTGGGATAACTTTGATATTCCTCCAGGATGATATCTTCCCAATTTAGTTCCTGAACACTGAAAAACTGTTTTCGAAAACTTAATCGTGGAAACGGATATGGCTCCCGGCAGAGTTGTTCCTTGGCTACATCAAAATGGGGTTCATAAATATGCACATCATTCAGGTGAAGAATTAATTTACCTGGTTGGTATTTGTTGTCAAGAAGTTGACACATAATATAAACCAGTAAGGCATAACTCGCGACATTGAAAGGATTGCCGCAAATAAGATCATTGCTTCGCAAGGTTACACTACATGACAGCCGTTGATCTTCAACATAGAACTGAGTGAGTAGTCCATGGCATGGGAATAAGACTCCTTGATGAGCATTGAGTGGATTGTAGGTGGTAAAAATAATTCGACGTGAATTTGGATCAGTGCGCAGCTGGTGTAACACATATTCAAACTGGTTAAATCCCCGATTTTGGTAATCTGTTTCACAGTCGATATATTCAGTGCCATAATGCAGCACGTTGAAGAAATACATGGGTCCCATGTCTCCCTCTCGCCGATGTGTAAACCCGAGTGTATCTAGAAATTCACGGCTGGTATTGCCTTTCCAAATGTTGACTCCTTTCTGTTCCAGAAGCTTTGAATCCGTATATCCCAACAGAAAAAACTTCAGCTCCTCAAATATACCTCGAAGAAACATCTTCTTGGTAGTATACAGCGGGAACCGTGTTAGATCGAATGTTAACTGTTTACCAAACACTGATTTGACATTTCCATTTCGAGTTTTGCGTAAGGAACCTGTTGTAAGCACCTCTCGAATCAAGTCCAGATATTGAAACTCCTCATGCCGAGCTAATATATGTTTGAGAAAACTTACAGTGTCTTTGCGGATGGTAATGGTTGATACGATATTTGGTGGTTTAATGGCTAAGGTATTATCACTGGATATATAAATGGTGCTTAAGTATGGAGATCGCAAACTGTCATTCAACAAATGAACATCTCCGATAACAAACACTCGGTCGCAACCGATCTCCTCAGCTATCTGTAATCCATTGCGAAGTGTAGAGGTTACATGCTGTTTGGAATACTTATCTGTAAGTGGACATGTTAATACGAAAATATGAACACACTCTAAAAACTCCTCAAGGGTTTCAAAAGTAGTATCACTCATAATTACTGCATCACTAAACGATACTAATGACTGAACATATTTTAGATGTGGGTGTGAAAACACCAGCAATGTAAATGTCTTCATTTAAGACACTTATGAGGTAAGGTTTATTTTTCAATTAAGTTTTGGAAACATATACCAGTCTTCGAGCTCGTATTTCCTCCAAAGATACGTGTGGTGTGGTGGGGTTTCTTTTTTAATCATCTTACACCATTCCTCCCAGGTTGTTCCAGCAAACCTCTGATAGCAAATAGAAAAGTCCTTAGCGGTCTTGTTACCTTTCCAACTAATACTATGCATGTTTTTCCCATGGACCCGTTCGTAAACACAACATTAAAAATGTGGACAGATCCCGCCATTTACACTGTATCGCCTAATATCTATCCCTATTTGGAAAGTATGCAAAAAGATCAATACCTACATCCTGATTGGGTAATCCGAGTATTTGCCGTTGATCAGCTGATAATTCTTTTAATTTCCATACTTGGCATAACTCCTCAAAGAGATCTCCCCGAACCTTCGTGGGTCGAATCTGCACCAATGAATGACATGGAGCTGTTGTGAAATCAAAAATCTTATCTGCAGGTGTATTAGACACCAATGATGAAATCCATACATCCATTTTTAGAAAACATTTAAATTTATTGATATTTAGTTTCCTGCTGCATCCAAATATTTAACATTTCAGGGGTAAACTTCTTTGTTTGAACATAATGATCTCGCAGATTAACATGCTCAGGTTCGTTTAATTCCTCCCACATATAGTGTTCGAGACTGTCCAGTGGTGAATGCCTGTGATAATAATGTTCCATTGTGAGAATGGATGGATTGTGTATGAAAAAATCCAACAGGGTCTTCTTCGTGTCATTTGTAAGTGGAATAACTAGAGACATTTTTAATATCGGAAAAATTTTTATTACTGTGATGATAACCTATATTTAGGTTATCAGTGTATACACTAAGAAAGAAGTTCGACGATGTCTCGATGTCCATACAACAATGTATAATATAATGGAGTGTGGTTGTCTGCATTGATGACATTTTGACTATCTTTGGATGTCTATTTGAAGCTGCAAAGTGCAGTTTTCACCATCATCTGTAGCGTTAACATCAACATTAATACTTCAAGTACCTCTTCACGACCATCCAATGCCGCAACATGCAGTAAACTAGTACCATCAACATCTGTAGCATTAACACCTCCATTACATCTTTATATTCAAATGCATAGTCCAGTGTGGTGTTATTTTTGTTGTCGATAGCATTAATATTGGCATCATTAGCTAATAACACTTTGACTACCTCTGGATGACCATTATAGGATGCTAAATGGAGTGGAGTAACACCAAATTTATCCCTAGCGTTGACGTTGGCTATCACATCAGATTATCTTAACACATTCAACAAACTTATTCATTGTGTGGAAGAGGAATCCCATGTTCAACATATACGCTCTTTAACATATCCATTAGTAGGGTATTATTCTCAACTTTCTCATATAAGTTGTTTAAGATATTGGGTAGTCGTTGTTGACGAGCAATGAGAGATAACTTTAATGCTTCTTCAGACACACCATAATCATCCGCTAATTTTACCAATGCTTTTTGATATTTCAAATGCTGTCTATCAGCTAACTCTCGAAGTATTTTCAACACCTTTTCAAGACCATCTGTATACGGTGTATTGGATTCAATCACAAATTTAATATCTTTAACAAAATCATCTACAGATTCATACACAGGTTCTGTAAATGTTTCCATATATAGATGTAGAATATTATATGCATGAGTATTTCTCAGAACATTCATCATGAATTCTTGTAATCCTCCTATGTCCTTAATATATGACATTATCGTCCCCTTAATTAACCTAAAAATATCAGGATTGATATCATGCCAACCATACCGAAGTGTAAACTTAAATTTGTTGATTCCTAAATATTTTGCGGCTTCATCTTTATATTGATTATTGTCGAGATCACAGTTAGCAATAATTGTATATAAATGAGGCACGTGTAATCGCACAAGTGCCCGGAAGACCAATGGTGCATAATCAAAGGAATAACCGATATGTTCTAAATCTTGCAAGATCTTACACAAGTTATTCGAAAGTTTGGATAGAAAAATCGTTGGATTCCGAGTTTTAAATTCCTGTAAACCATTGACGATTTTATCTGTGCTGGGTTCGGAAGTATCAAGAACATTGTGAATTATTTCAATAACATTGTCAACAAATTCCGTGTCATCCATTTTTAGTAATCGACAAATAAAAAATTTTTCATTAATGCTATAAGTATAAAATTTATTAATAACCCAACTGAAAATAAATAACCATGGTAACTTACCAAAGGTCAAAAATGGAGGCTTTATTTCAAGCCTGTGTAACTGATAATCTTGCTGAAGTTGAAAAGTTGTTAACTAGACAGATCACTTTAATTGGACATCTTGATGTTGTGAAAAGATATCATTAGAGGATAATATTAAAACAGTAACATGTGGATGATCAAATATTCTCTTTGGGACATATCCCTGAAGTTTATTGGTATAATCAAGCGTAGTCATTTGTGTAATTTTTTCACATTATTTAAGCAATTATTGTATCTCTTTCACAATTGTGAAAGAGTTTTGGAAAGAAAGTCAAAAATACGCATCGCTAACGATGATACTACATGTGTGTAGAGTCCGTGCTTTGGTTTGAACCTCCAATATCTGACCTGCAATGATTTCCTTGGGAGAGTCAACAATCGTTCCAAAATAGATCTTTGTAAACGATGATCGCTGATTAATCAGATAACTTACACCTTCTGGTGACCTATACATGACTTTGTTATTGGTTTCCTCAATTTGGAATTTATTCACGGCATATGCTTGAGCAAACAGTTTTGCACTGGCTGTGCCTAACGGTAGGTATTCATCCTCTTGAGGGATGTTATCTAACCATATTTGAAGTTTACTCCCGATAAGTTCTTCAATATCTTTAACCACTCTGAGAAGTTCCACAAGTTTCTTGTTATTCATCTGATTTTGGTTACTGAAACTCTTCACAGCTGCGAAAAAGCCACGTTTACTGGAAACATTTGAAATATATTCCTGCATATCCCAATAGATATTGGTAAACGTATGCACATCAGTGTCTCCCCGATATTTTTCATGATATTGTTCCCGGTGATCCATAAGTCGGTCCATGTATGTAAAATTATCTTCGCCAGGTTTACGCCGAGGGGTATAGAAGAAGTCGGGACCATATACCTCAATCATACATGCGATTGCTATCGACGTGCGCAGTGAGACCTGATCATGATCCTGGAGATATTTCAAATATGCTAGATATACGATGTATGCATTGTAGATAGATAATGGAATTCCTGCAATGAAATCACCAACTTCAGTCACTGTGTAAGGTTCATCATCTTCAATAGCACCCAATTTTCGCAATGTTTGCACAGCTTGATAAAAACGTTCCTTATCAATATGTAGGATATCACATGAGTTCAACCTGAGTTTAATAAGTTTTAGAATAATGTTGTAAATTGGAACCTTGTCAATGTCTCGATCCTTATGTTTGGGAAGCTTGTTGAAAAAGAATTCGGTACACAGGCGGAAAACCTTTCCGGAACATGTTCGACCAGTGCGTCCCTTCCGTTGAGTAGCTTCGCCTTGGGAAATAAGTGCCAAAGACAGTTTATCCCCACCCACTGCAGATGTACCAGCAACCTTTGCCGTCATTGTGTCAATAACCATTTTTACATCCTTGACTGTAACACTGGATTCCATAATATTAGTGCCAATAATAACCTTGATCTTATCTGGAGTTTCATCAAAGATGCTGTCAAGTTCCTCCTGAGATAGGTAACTATAAGCACGATAGAATACAAACCTTGGATGGGCTGGATATTTCTTCAACAGAAATTCAAACGTAGTCTCCACTTCGTTAATACCTGGGCGGAAAATCATCACATGTCCGTTAATATTATGATTGGCGTTGAGAATAGTATAGATCCTCTCATCAACGTTATCTGTAAGCGGATGAAATTCATCTGCTGTGTATACAATTTCCACATCATGGGTGAATACATCCACGGAATACATGGGACACTCTCCAAATATCTTCGTAATTTCAGTAGGGTTGAAGGTGGCAGTGGCGAAAATTAACTTGGGACCGTCGTAAACACCGTTAGTGTAAAAAAGATTCTTCATCAAGCCCATCAATAATGTAGTTTCACAAGTGCCTGTGTGCACCTCATCAATAAACACATACCCACCCAGAAAATCGCGTGCTATGTGTTTTATTTGATCATTAGGATATTTTGAGTATAGGTATTGGAGCTTACCGGTGATATGACCGGTAGTTGCGTATATTAACTGTGTGCTCGAGTCATAATGAACCTCCCGTCCAGCTGCATATCCAACTGAAAGATCAGTGTTGGATTGAATACTCTTGTGGGCGCTACGAACAGCCACTGTGGTGGGTATAGCTACAACTACCCTCTGTGGGTGCTTTCTGGCAACACATACGGGTAGTGCTAAAGTCTTGCCACTACCAGTGCTGGCTACAACAATACACAACGGATTGGCTTCAATCATATCCATAATTGCCGATTCATGGGCATGTATGGGTAGTTTTGAAAAAAATGTCATTTTGGATTAACAATTAAATATATCATAATCATTTTGATAAAATTATCATTTTATTAAAATTATCATTTTATCAAAATTATTCATCTACTAAAATAACAACATAGAACCAGTATGTACTGCATGTCAAGAAGTAGGTAATTTAACGATGTTAAACTGTAATTGTGTTGTTTGTGAACAATGTCTTAACGATATTAATCCTGAACGGCCTACATGTGAGATGTGTATGTATCCACGAAACCTTAACGAAAAGGTTCAGTTATCCAACGTTAATTTGGAGCTTAGCTTTCTGGATAAGTATCCGGTTGACAAACTAAAATGTGTTAAAAGAGACTTCTTTACAAATATTTGGTATAAAATACAGGAGAAGACCTTGAAACGAAACTTTGTCTTTGAAGCCCTGTGTTTGCAGAACAAACTGGCCAATGGTAACGCAACTGAAACACAAGTCGAGGATTTCGTTGCAAGTCTTCAAACAACTCTATCCCTTCTTTCTGGGAAAGAATATCTTTCACTTTACTCCTGAAAACATCAACAGATATTAAGTTTTTGAAAGCAACTCAGATTTATGTTTTTTTTTAAATTCTCAACCTTATACAATATTGGCAAAAAAAAGAATGGTGATTTGTCTTTTGTAAAGATCACAACCAAGCTAATTAATAAAAACGGTAAAATTGGTATCGTGGGTATGTACGAAAATAATACTGACCGTAAATTCATATGTATTCCTGAACACCCATGTCAAAAATAACATAAAGTCACAAAATTCATCTTGTTAATTAACAAGATGTTCTTTAAGTTATATCTAACCGCTCAGATACTGACGAGAAGTTATCGTTGGCGTTTCTTAGGGTGAATAATTATATTCACCCTTTAAAAGTGTCCAGCAAGCAATATCTTAGTATATACTGTAGCTAGACTCACAAGTGCCAACTATTTCCTTTTACATACTCTCTTCAAACCACCACAACCCAAAAAGCAATCTAATTAAGCGTCGTTTATGAGCACATAATACCGATTTCGGTTAAACTTTTCACGAACTCGTAATGGGTAAGTTATTTCAATGGGTGATTGTTGTTCCTTTATAATTTTGATTCTTAACAATTGACTATTCAAGTCAAGGATGGCCATTTGTTTCTCCCCATTGGGAATACTTTCGATAGGAAGACCATACCCACCAATAAGACGTAAGGTTGAAATATAGTTGGTATATCTACCGGCTGTAAAATCATCAGTTTTAATAATAAATACATTTCCTCGTTTACTATTTGATGGCTCATAATTCATCTCTGTAACTTGAATATACTTTTCCGCTTCTTGGATTTTAACTCGGGCTTTGACAGATACATTAAAGGAGATATCTCTGGGGTAACCTTTAAATGTAACAACACTGCTTGGTATATTTTCTAAATATGTGTCTTGATTGTCATAAATAACAGTGGCAAATTTGCCGGTGTGTTCTTCAATATCTTCAGGGGTTAACATATGTAAATAACGAATGATATTGCGACGATCTACGCTTGGATTGTTAAGTCGGAGATACGCATAGTAATTAGCCCATACAATGCATCGATAGTCTTCCTCCTGTCCTAAAAAGGAAATCATCTGAGGACAGAAGAGGTCATCTGAGGATAATATCCGACGGTATTGAACATTTGGTTCTTTGGTCTGTAACCACTCAATAAACTTGTTAACCCAAAAATATACATGGCGAGTATTAGAGGTAATACCATTTGAATCGAATAATTCCACCTGTTTATTAAAGGTATCCACAATCAATAACATATTGTGACCGATTAGCTTAGGAATATTCGATACTCCTTGTTCTAAACTAAGTTTATGAGCGTAAATTTGATAGTATGTGAATTTACACGTGGGATTATAAATATCTTCAAAGGATGCAGACACGTTAATTATATATTCATCGTTTTTACCCATCATAGTTATACCTTCGAATTCATGAACGATATCCTTCAGAATCTCCTTATATTCAGTGATAATAATGGGTAGTTTATATGTCTGACATTCAGAAATCATCTTGAAATCTCTAGGCAAAGATCCATATTTACCTGTATACTTAGGAATCTTATCAAGATTAATATCAACAATAGCTATTTCGTTATCTACGATATAAAACTGCATCCGCTCACGGGTTGCACTTTCGGTCTCATCAGGAATATATGGCATTAAAACAATGTTGGTGTTCCGATATCCAAGGTAAACCAAGGTGACATAAGATATTGTTTTAACCGCAAGTTGGTTGAGAAATGTCTGAGTTGACTCCAATCTGAAGTATTCCTTAGCTGAAGGAAAGACCTTGAATGTAGCTGACCGTGGATATAATAAATATAATACTTGTGCATTGGCAATTAAGTAAGCACCCCATACCGGCGATGACATTTTAAATGAATTGATATTTTAAATCTCAACAAAAAATGTCGATTACTTTACTGACATATTGCGATCAAGACAGAATCAACATTAACAACATTGGTAGATCACCAAAAACATCAGCAGGTGTGTCTGATGAAGTTTACTATGAAACGTGTCGAAAATATCAAACACAAACATGGATTGGACTACATCCTCAGAGAAATGAACTTACCCGGTGGAAACTATCACCCAAGGATGTTAACAGTCTTAAAATGTTGAATCAAATTCGATGTGCTATTGGAAGAGACTTTAAATCGTCCGATTTGGAACATTTCTCACCGGAATTTGTTTCCTTTGTGAAAACAAGTTTGGAAAAATTCCCTCAGGCATTCGTTCGGCTGTCGCATAAGTCATTCAAGAACTCCTTTTCAACTACATTACGACCTTTAACTACCACTGAGGATGTCTTTGATGCGTTAACATCTAGTTTGGATATTCTAAAAACACTCGATATGCCTGAACAGGAGCTCTTCATCATGAAATGGATACATATTGACAGACGTCGAGAGTCTCGAGTTGTAGGTATATCTCAACAGGAGTGTTACAAGTCCTTTTCTTTGTCTCCTGAACGTCAACACGAGGCAATATCAGATGCACAACTCATCGTGAACTACTATCATGATAACAAATCTACGTTTGATTCGTTTGGATATCAGACTGTTACTCTGGATGTATTTGTGGATGAAGGAATGGTTAAGCTTATTGAGTGTAATCCTCCCAGTTTATGGGGTCCCAGTGGTTCATCACTGTTCCGAGAGGAGGATTTTACAACTTTGTTTCGTGATGTCATTATGTATATTAAAATAAGATAATACTAAGCATTGTTAAATCCGAATCAAGTCGCAAACGTTATGCTACTCATCATTTAATACCACAAACGAGTACGTTCTGTGGCTCAATAAACCATTCATCAAAATTAATTGGGTAAATTTACCCAATTACTTGAAGAGCGCACTAATTTCTTTAGTTGATATCGAAACGTGGACTGATAGTCACCTTGATGGGTGAGTCTTTGTCCCATGCGTGTACGTGGAGCACACCCCTGTGCATTGACCAGAATGCTGAAAAGCGTGGAGAAATGGACACATAAATACCGTTAGGATATTTCAGATATGGGACAGTGATTTCCGTGTGTGTCCAAATATCCGCTAGAGGTTGATACATCAGAGTATATTCCAAGGTTGTGGAGTTGTATTGCTGAGATAACGGTGTACCGGCGATTGCTCTCGCATAGGGGCGAACAATAACATTGGGCATGTTCGGTTCCTCATAATACAGGGAGAGGATATCCCAGTTGACCCATGATGTAAAATTAACATCTGCCAAGTCACAAATCTTTTGATTGACAGCAATATCAACAGTATTGTTGCCAGACCAGCTGCCAAATTCAGTTACGATAGCTGGCACACCATTACTCTGAGCATCTTGTTGCCGGATTTCAAACTCCTGTTCAAACAAATAATAACAATATTCATTGGGGTTATTAAGAATAAATTGACAATCGCTGAAATATCGAGGACCCGCCATGAAGCAGATTCCAGCATAGTTAGCAGTTACATCACAATACACATGGTATGATAGAGCAGATTGCTCACTACCTCCTGGTGGATGTGTAAAACCACTAGGTCGGGCGAGAACCTCACCATTAGTGACCAATGGCTCAAACAAGATCAAGGCTTCAGTGTCATATTTGCGAATTTCAGCGGCCACCAAGTCATACAGTGGTTGGAGTAAATATTGATCACCAAATGTGGAGTTGTAAAAAGACAGATACCCCAGCGATTGATCATAGATATTTCCTGGAAATGGTTCGTTAATAATTTCGTATCCAAAAACATTGGTGTTGTTGGCAAAATACTTTGCAATTTCACCAAACATCTGCACAAATCGGGTTTGAACCCCATTGTAATTGTCGTAGAAGTTGGCGAAGATCTGACCGGTAACTACTGTAAAGTAATAGTCACCGTTGTTTCCAGGCATGTAGCAATAGCTTTCATCAATACCTCCAGTTGTGGGGTTAATAGGATATGAGGCGTTAACTCCCAACAATGGCGCCGATGGAAACGGATATACAGATTCACTCCATGTTGGATATGCAGACCAGCAGGGAAATCCCTCACCGCACCAACATGCTGCATATTGATCCTGATGAACATCAACAATGGAATACATTCCATTTTGGGCATAGGTATTCACTAAATCCACAAATTGTTCCAGATATGGATAGTTATAGTTACCAGGTGTAGGTTCGAAAGCAGCCCATGCAAAATTCAACCTGACAATGTTAAATCCCCAATCATGAGATAATTGTCTTCGCTGCTGATGTGTTAAATAGTTAGGTAGGTAAGGTTCGCTTTTATTGTCAACATTAACTCCGTGAAAGATACGAACACGGCCATGTGTATCAACAAATTTGCCACCCTGATTGGAAATTCTTTCCAGTTGTGGCGGTGTGTCACCAACCACCATAGTTGTCAACAGCAAAGGCAAGAGTAAATTAACGAAACGCATTTTATATGTCCAGATTTTTTTTTGGGTAAATTCAATTATTTTTGTGATCACCTCCTCAGCAAGGCTTTAATTTAATTGTTATTATAACATTTTGAGTATTTCGATGTGTAAGGTGGAAATATCCACAATTGTTTAAATAAGATCAAAGACTGTCTTTTGTTTTTGATTATATCCATACATATCAGCACCATGATCAAGAAGAAACGCAATTAGTTGAAGATTTCTCCAACCGACCGCATACATAAGCGGTGTAGCACCTGTTATATCACGGATATTAACATCAGCAGATGCATTAACAAGTCTAATTGCAAGGTCATAGTTATGAGTTAAAACGGCCGTGAATAGAGGTGTTTGACCCTTTCGATCTCTTGCATTAACATCCGCATAATTGTCGATGAGCGTATTCACCATCTGTAACGATCCCAAAGTACATGCTCCATGCAGTAAAGTTGAGCCATCATTCATTTTACTTCCAATAATAGTATCCATTGGTGTATTGGCATCAACCAGACCACTGTCGAGAAATATTTCAAGCATATTTGGTTTGTTTTCACTTACTGCCATAGATACAGCTGGTTGTAGAACCGATGGTAACAAGGAACCTCTGTTAATGATTTCCTTAAGTAGCACTTCGTCACCATGGCGAACAATCTCTACTAGAGGTGTTAAACCAACAGCACATTGAATATTGATATCGGCTTTAAACTTTAGAAGTAATCGAACAATGTCACTGGATCCATTCTCACATGCAATATGTATTGGTGTGTAACCTTGGTAATTTGAAACGTTCGGATTGACCCCCTGAGAGAGAAGTGTTTTAATACCTTGGAGATCATTGTTTCGCACATGGCGGTGTAGAAGTGTATCCCCTGTATCATCGATAAAATTACCATCGTCGATGCATTTTGGTTGATAACTCGGTATTAAATGACGCGCAGCAACTGAAAGGAGTAATGCTATCTTATCATTAACACTTTTAATAGTTTCGGAGTTTGCTAACGAGATTAGGTTTAACGAATATACTATCGCATCAGTAAGATTGTTATTAACATTTCCAAAGTCAAGGGTCTTACACTCCTCCATTTTTGAAATCACAACCTCCATATCAGTGGTTTCTAGCAATGGATTTAGAATGTCTGTTATTTGTTGAGTATATACATCAGAGGCATCTATTGCGTGAAGAATCTGAAAGGTGTCTTTGACAAATCGCGTCAAAACAGTAGAAATATTTAAAGCCATTTTTGGGAATTTATTTTCTCATACAATTCATTTGATACTCTCATACAATTGTATGAGAGAGTAAATTTTTCGGAAGTTAAACAACTCGCATTCGGAATCCGATTTCATACGCTTCTGGATATTGGTCAGATTTTGTAGGGAATACTTCAGAACCATAAAGGGTAACTGTAGGGTCAACAAAAGCATAAAGAGTAGTTCCCTCTGGGAATATGCAACTGTTAACACCCTCATCAATATAACAGTTGATACCCTGTAATGTTTTTACAGTCATCGACTTCGTATCCGTATTGATATCCAAGATTTCAAAGGTTACTTTATTTGCTGAATAAGGATCATACCCTTTAATAACCGACCCAACTTGGAAACTTGCAGGTAGTTGTTTGTTATTGTCTGCATAACGATACTCATTTTCCTCTTCCGATATTGAAAGAATAGGTTGCACAATCGAAAGTGGCATACCGGTAGTGGATTTCAAAACAGGTGCTACATATAAGCCTGTTGTTTGCTGACCGTTAAGATCCGTTAATACATAATGTTTACCTTTCTTTGTTACATTGTAAGGTAACAGCTCACTCCCAACTTTTAATCCATTCTCGGTTACTGTTCCAACAGTTGAATGTAACGTATTTCCTTCCTTGTATCCAAACATAAGATATGTATCTGGAACAATTGTTGGATTTAATTCCAGTGGAATTGGAACTTGACCGAATGTTACAGTTGGAGTTATTGGAGTTAAATGAATACCTTCATAACGCTCACGGAAATTATTACCTATGAGTTTACCAGAGGTAGTCTCATAAATCTCCAAGGTAGAATAGATATTGACGTTACAGACCACAAACTCATTACCAGCATCATTCTGTATGTCCACGTCAGCAATGATTGCAACATCATAACTGTCCTTGAACTGTCCCAGAACCAATAATTGGTTCGTATTGCTCACTTCATTGTTAAACATGTAAGTCTTGCCGATGAAAATCTGCATTTTAGTAGAAATTATTTTTTTTTTCCACTGCGTTAATTAACCAAAAATTAAATTAAAATAATCATTTTTTTTGGTAATATTAACTACTCTCAGATTTAATTTTGGAGTAAACATATTTATATGACTTAGAAATGACAGATGAAACACCTTGTGACTTGGTATCATCTCGAGGTCTTTAAAAGACTTGTGATATTTACACGAGCAATCCTCAGTCATCATCAAGTATATTACCTCAATACGTTAACAGGTGTCAAATCTGTATATGTGTGCACCATAGCTATTTCGGAATTTGCCAAAATATTACCATCTATTCCCGGTTGTATTGTGTTAGTATCTGGAGATGCCGATGAGGATTGTTACTTTAGTTTGTTTACCCCTCTGAAGAGTTTGAACAATTTCTCAACTCACCGAAATTAATAGCATGGTTTGCTCAAAATTGTGTAGCTACACCTATAGGTATGTATTATCATGTGTCGACCAAACAGAGTATTTTGATAGGTTCGGATTTATCACCTGTGGAACAGGAATTTCAAAATATATCTCATGCAGCACCAATACTCACTCAACGACGTGTAAAAAATATATACAACGTTTTCAGCTTGTGTCTGAACAAAAGCTTAGCTATTATAAGTATGGTCAAGCTCAGATTCCAGCTGATTTAATAGATTATGAACCCAGTCCAATCCCACGTCTTCAAACTGAGTATGCATTTGTAGCATCACCATATGGTAATGGTTTTGACTGTCATCGAACTTGGGAAGCTTTATGTCTAGGATGTATTCCTATTGTGAAAATATCTCCATTGGATCGATTATTTGCAAATCTACCCGTGCTACTTAATACAACCCTAAAGGAGTTTACAAGTCGCACATTTGACCTATCGATATTGGACTGATTTCATCTCTCAGGCGAAGATTGGCTTTAATGGAGTTGCGTATCGTTTGGCTGATAATTGGCTAGGTATTGTTCCAACGAGTAGACAGGCTATTAAATAGGTACCTTCTACGGTACTAATGCAATCTCTGTTGGATGGTATTACGCTACCCATGGATTGACTATGATGATTATCATGAATATAAAAATCAACAATCAGGTATTATGCTACCCAATTCATAAACAATCTTGCAGGAACTCTATTCCGGAATAAGTTTAAGATTCATCGGTAAATAAGTTTACCGATGAATCTCTGGATATCATTTACATTGATGGTAATCACATTCCAGAATACGTGCTTGAAGATACTGTGCTGTATTTCCGCAAGCTGAAGACAGGTAGATATGATCTTTGATGATTATGGATGGGGGAGGTCCCGATTTAACTCAGCGAGGGTATCGAGATTACGTGACGGTATTGGGTAATAGAGCTACTCAAGTGTTTCTTCGAAAAAACAAGAAGATAGGTAACTAGTTATTAAGTATGTATTGTGAAAGATCTTTCACAATACTCGATGAGTGAATGTTAGTGAAGAAGGTAGTGTTTGTTAGTGAAGAAGAAGATGTTTTTTTTTGTAAAAGTAAGTAGTGGGAAAATTTTGAAGTACTGTTTTTATGTACACACTTTAGTACTTTTTGCAAATGGAGATGTTCTTCACTAACTAATAAGATAGTGAAGAAGTACTGTTTGTCAATGATGATATACTGTTTGTCAATGATGATATACTGTTTGTCAATGATGATATACTGTACTATCAACAAAGAAGAAGATGTTTTTTTTTGTAAAAGTAAGTAGTGGAAAAATTTTG